GTTTGTCTTCTTCCACAAAGATTTTACAGAGAGACCTTTATAATTTGCGACTTCGTGAAAGTGCCTCATATGTTTTCGCATAATTTTCATACCAGCCACAGCAGTTGCTGAAACATTTGTAACCGTCTTGTCAATCTTTTTCTCTCGCAATAATTTCCAATCTTTTTTAATTTCCTCTTCAGTATATGTCTCGTATAGGATTCCATGCGATTCTAGTTCTGTAGCCAACTTGGGCAACAATACTTCAAACTCGCTGTCAGACAATTCTTTGAGTGCATTTTTTTTATTAATTATTTTTGTTATGTTTTCAAAGCCGTTAGATTTCATTGTTTATAATATAATAAATTGCTCTTATATTATAATCAATTTTTAAAGTAGAAAAAATAAGCTCGCGAAATATATATTACTGGAAAACCTACTTAAAGAACTTTGTCATCGCTTGGTTGCCAGTTTTTTGATTGTTTGTTTCTCTTAAGAACTCGTCAAACAATAACGCTTTCACTTCCTTGTTCTTCATAGACTCCAGCTTATCTTCAAACTTTTCCGGTGGAGCAGTCTTTCGCAGAATTTCAATGTCTTTTCTCAACTTTATAACCTTTGACTTTTTGTTTTGCATATCCCACATCTTTTCCAAAACTAGTGCAAATACTTGCTGAACCGGCTTCATAATCTGATTTGTAATATAAAACGAATAGTCAATCTTGAGATTATTTTCTTTAATAAAAGTTGGTGTCTCAATCTTTTCCCCCTGCAACGCTTTCTTATTCGGATGATGAATATACACAAATGGAATTCTGTCTCCTGAACTTGGTTTGTTTCCTGGATCTCTGGCTGTAATTCTATCCGCTAGAACCTTGTGAGCAATTTGCTGAGGATTCTTATATCCAGACCTAAGAGATTTTGTAATAATCAATTTATCCATAGGATATTTCTCATCCACAATATTTTTTAGACACATCTTCAAGAACTCGGTCGCTTGTTTAATATCTTGTTTTTTCATGAGAATGTCAATAATTCCTCCGTAAATATCCTTCACAATTGGTGCATTATCTCTACGCTTAAGAACAATTCCCATTTCCTTACGTTTACCTTTCTCAGGGTCGTGCTCATAAAGTATACCCACATAACGCTTCTTGGAAAGCAGGCAAAACGGCATAAATGTCTTTTCATACTCTAGGTCGTGTGGGTTCTTCAAGAAACTAGATGCTAAATGACCTGCTTCTTGAGCCAATTCAATTGTAATTTCCAATGCGTCTTTTCCTCTAATTGGGATTCCATCTAGAGTGTGCAGGTTAAATGTAAAGAATACAGAGTCCGTGTCACCATATATGTACTCAGCTTTTGTTAGAACCTTTCCATATTTGCTCGTGTCGCAAATCCGGTTTCCATAGGTAGTCTCAATAATCTTTTTAGCATAAGTCAACAGCAAACGACCAGTGGCAGTTGTTGACGCGGCAATATCTTTCTCATAGAATGTACTCGTCCTTGCACCACATTGACCATACAATGAGTTTGCAGTAACTTTATAACCTAACTGACGCTTGTCAAGCACATTTTTCATAAAGTCGTCCGTTTGCTGTGGAATCAACTTCCTGGTAGTCTTTCTTGCAAGCAAAAGCTCCTCCAAAATGGACGGCATAATTGCTCTTGTGCCTTCTGGAAACTGAGCAAACCTACAAATCTTATGTCCAGATTTAATTTTTTCCGCCGCAGCAGATGGCGATTTTCTTACATACTTGAATGTGTCATATGTAATATTCACATAGTCATAACCAGGCAAGTTGTCGTAAATAAGATTTCCAGACGCATCCGTTTCTCCGGTAACTGTCATCAGCTCACCCTTTAGATTATATTCTTTGGTACATACCTTGCTGTCGGGCGACAAATTCTCGCTCATCATTGAAGACGGATACAAGGACGCAAAATCTACACACGCAATTGGATTATCAAGATACAAATCGCATTTTGGGTCTAATACAATAGCACCCTCATATCCATCGTCACTATCTAGCTTTTCAAGAACAGGCATCAATGTGCGTTTTTCTCTGCATTTCTTTGCAACATAACTTGTTAGCTTTATACCTTGTCCTCGCAAAACCAAGAAACTAATAGGAACGCTACAAATCTTTGCCATCTCAATGAATCCTGTGAGAACATCTACCTTATTCATGAGATAATGAACGAGGTTACAATCCTGAATACAGTATTTCGCGATAACCGCTCGGTCATCCGCAGTACCGTTGGTCATTCTGAAAATGTCTTTTGGCGTCACATCATCCTTTGCCAAACACCATCTTACCTTTTTGCTCATATCTGGAACAATATTCCCAGAAACAACAAAAGACCTTTCTTCCTTGTTTACAGATACAACTGAAAATTTGGCACCATCGCAATAGTAATCTGTAGAGTGGCCAATCTCCTCAAAGTGAACATAACTTCCTTCTAGCAAACCAGTTAGATTTCCACTATAAATGGTTGTTATCTCGCCCTTATTATCAAGCGATTTAATATAATCACCAATAAAATGTCCAGCAACATAATCCAACTTATAAGAGGTCAAATTTTCTTCACGACGAAAGTAGTTGTATAAATCAATTTGAATGCGACCATTCATTTTAATATACCTCAAATCATGTTGACCACTTGCAATCTTAATGCTAGTTTCTTCTAGTTTATATTTTCCAGTAAATGGATCTACACCACAAATCTCATTTTTATTTTTTGACAGTTTCAAAAAGTCTCCGATGCAGTCATTTTCTAAAGCACGATTAAACATAAACGCATAATCAAAGCCAAATATATTGTATCCAATGACAATGTCAGGATTCTCACGTTGAATAAGTTTTGTCCAAGCCAATAATACTTCTTTTTCTGTGCTGTATGATTCAATTTCACAATTGTCTACGGGAACATTCCCACAAGTATTAAGAACAATGCAGTGATTTAAATAAGGATCCTTTTCTCCGGATTTCAAAAAGGTAGAACCAATAAATGTTACTTTGTCTCCTTCTAGTTGCGGAAATCTGTTTTCTCTGCGTTTGTCTGAAAATGACTTGTTTAGTTCATTTAGTTTCTCTTCTCGTGTCAAAGTCTTGTCGCACAACAAATCAACAACTGTATAATTTTTTAAAATAGGTTTCTTGCTTTTAGATTTTTGATAAAACTCTCCTCCAGCATCTTCCTCTTCTTCATTATTCATATTCTCAAACATAGTTTCAATCGTCATTTGATTATCATCATCAGTTGCAGCAGATGGTTTTTCATTTTCTATTTTTGAAGACAACCATGATTCTATCATTAGCTTGACATCATCTTCAGATTTTGGAAGCTCTCCCTTTTTTGGATAAACAACGTCTATATCATGAAGACCTACGTTTGACAAATAACCAAACGCTTTCATGACAATTTTTCTCAACAGCTGTTCAATTTCTAATTTTGTTAATTCTGCCGTTTTTTCTAGATGCTCAATAATATTTGTAGCTAACTTTTTATAAGACTTTACTGGCACTGGAAAATCTCCATGACTACTGCTTGCCTCAATATCAAAACTACAAATTTTATAAGGAACTCGCGTCTCCTTTTCGTTCAATGGAAGAATATTCTTTTTTTCAGAAATAAACTCATATTTGCAGTTTGTTTGTTTTCCACTTTTAACTTCAATTGCTTTCTTTATTGGTAGTGCAACCCAGCCAGATGGACTAATGTCTTTAATATGAAAGAACCTAAGCAAAGGAGGGATATTTGCTTCATATAAATAAGTGGATTCGTTTGCATAAATAAGACCTGTTTCTCTTAACTTTTGATCGTGGTTATACCATAGGTTTTTGGTTTTATTAAAAGCTTGCAAATTTGTGAATTGAAACATGACAAACTTGTGCTCTTTTCCACCATCAAACCCATATAACTTTTTTCGTTTAATGATTTTGCAATCACTAATAGATTTTTCATAATATTTTCCAAGTTTCTTTTTGATAAATGTGAGGAATTGTTCCTTTGTTTGTTGACTCCAATTGTCACCAACTTTAACATAGAAGAATGGTCTGAAATCTTCTACCAATATGGAACACGATTCTCCTGCTTCATTAATACCAAACATTTGGATTACAAATTTGCTATTATCAGTTTTAGGTCCATTTTCCTCTTCACTACTAGAACCTTCTTTACCATCATCTTTCTTATTATAAACATTAAAATCGTAGAGTCTAAAAATATGCTCCATTTGTTCGTTTGTTAAGATTATTAATTGCGTAATATTTAAGTTCAATTTTTAAATTTAATGAAATAACACAAATATTTCCATTATAATATATTATATAATATGTGTTCAATAATAATATACCTATATTATATATATTATAATGGAAATGTCTCCGCTTGTATTAGTATTTGATACAGAAACAACTGGGTTACCACCAAGAATTTCAAGAGACGTAGAATCTCAATTAGAAGGAAATCCAGAGGAATCAGAACCATTGTGGGCTTCAATTATAGCTCAGTGGCCAGTTACTATTCAATTTAGTTACATTATATATAATTTATCTACAAACCAATACTCTATGTATAATAAATATGTTGAAGACATGCCTGTGGGGATGGCTGAAGCATTTTTAGCCGACCCTAGCACACATTATACAGTTAAAGGTGCTTTAGAAAAACGACAAGAACAAATTGCAAAAAAAGCAGCAGGAGAACCAAATTTAATGGCAACTAGAAGGGAGATTTTGGAACAATTTATGAAAGATTTAAATCAAGATATTACTTTGGTTGCACACAACTTAAAATATGATTACAAAATGGTATTGGCTGAACTATATAGATTGCAACTTGAATCTGGTAACGGTTCTTTTTTTAGAACAAATGGTATTTTATTAGACGCTAAACCTAAATATTGCACAATGTGCAAAGCTCAAAAAGAAAAAAAAGCACTAATAAAGGCAAAGTCAAAATTTGGTTGGTGGGACAAACCACCCAAATTGGAAGAATTATACAACAAATTTTTTGGGTATATGCCGATATCAGACAATCTACACAATTCATTAATAGATTCAATTGTTACTTTGAGATGTTTTTACAGGTTGGTAAATTCACCGCCTAAAATAGCATTATGTGGTGTTGGTGCTCCAGATGTTTATTTGGTTGCCGGAGAGCCTATGACTCCAGTAGAAAAAACAATACAAGAATATATTCAACAAGATATCACACCACTAGGAATAAACCCAAATGGAGTTGGTGGGCCAGTTGCTCCTTGTGAAGAGACAAGAATAGAGGGAGGACGAAGAAAAAGAAAAAGAAGAACAAGAAGAAATAAACAAAATAAACAAAATAAAAAACAAAAAACTAATAAAAAGAAATATTCTTGTAGGAGAAGGTAAATAAGATTAAATAATAATTTTCATTTGTATATTTATTATATAAATGAATAAAGATTCTCCCATTAAAGCTATAGCTGTATTTGATGGAAAAAAAATTAAAGGTACTGTTATATTTACAGAAGACTTTAAAAACAATTGCGTGAACATTGATATAAATGTTATTGGGCTTAAGAAAAATGCACTTCATGGATTTCATGTTCATGAATCTGGTGATCTGACAAATCATTGTGAAAGTATGTGTGCACATTTTAATCCTTATGGAAAAAATCATGGTTGTCCAGGTGCAAAGGAAAGACATGTTGGAGATTTAGGAAATTTGGAAACAGATATTCATGGTTCAGCAAAATATAGAATAACTGACGATTTTATAAAATTGCGAGGGTCTAAGGCAAATATAATTGGAAGAGGGTTGATTATTCATGCAGACCCAGATGATTGTGGGCTTGGTGGAGACGAAGCAAGTCTTAAAAATGGCAACGCCGGCAAAAGAATTGCTTGTGCCATTATAGGTTATTCTCAAGATAATTTCAAATAAATTCATAATATTTTTGAAGATTTGATTAATATTTGTGTTTCCATGTTTTTCTACCATATTTGCAATGTTGTCTTTGAGAGAAACCCTTAGGTCTCTTGCAATTAATACTTTTTTTATATTTTAAAGACCATTTTCCTCCACGACAACGTCTTCTAGTTTTTCGTCCTCCGTTTTGTTTTTGTATCTTGGATTCAATCCAATTAATAAAAGATTCCGTGCTTCTATCTTTATTATTTATATTACAATCTTCATATTCTTCCACAGAAGGACCCTTAATGTATCGTAAACAAGGATAACCCATGGGCTCTTTTCCAGCACTTTTTAAATTTTCAAATAGTTTTTGATTAATTTCTGCGACTACAACATCTTCTCGGTTTCCATGCGAGTTTTTAAGCATTTTTTGTATTTTTTTCCATTGAGGTTTTGTTTCATTGCATGGTCCACATCCATCCATAAATAAAAATAAAAAAATATGTTTTCCTGAACCAATATCATTATTAAAACTTTCAATTAAATTTTCATAACCATTTATAAGTGGGTCTATTTCAATAACTGTTGCTTTTCTGTGCATATAAATAAACACAGAAAATAAAAGTCTTTTATATTTTTATTTTTATTTTATCGCATTCTAATATATACAATGAATACAATGTTATTAATATTATTAATGGTGACTTTTTTAGCGGGTATTTATTATTGCATGAAAGTTAGCTCCTCTAAATTGTCATTAACCGAAAGTTTAACAAATATGGCTAATCCTAGATGTCCTGACATTCTCATTCAAAAAGATAAAAAATATTTTTTATATAATTCAAAAGTAGCCAAGGTCCCTGGCGTGAATCCAGTAGAATTTGATAATTTAGAAGATTATGTGGAATTCATGGATTGGCAGCGAAGTCAAGGCATAAGATGTCCTGTATTATATTTACAAACCACATATGATGCTCAAGGCAATTCTGTTTATAAAGTAAGACCGAGTCCAACTGATTTACAAGGAGGGTTGCCTCCAGCCCTAGCAAATCAACCTATGGCACCACCAAATACCAGTGCACTTCCAACACCTGCAAATATAGATGGTAATGTTATTATTAAGAATATGACTGGACCAAATCCAACATTGCTTATAGATGCTACTAGAAATGATCACCCTTATAATACAAACTCTGTTCCCGCGTTTGATCAAACTGATTTTTACCAAGGAAGTACAACCCCACTTGACCAGATGAATCAAGAACAAGAGAATATGTTATATAGTCCAGATCCAATGGACCCAAATTGGGGTGGTCAAGCATACACGGAGAAATTAGTTGAATCTGGTTATTATGCCGGGAATGAAGTTAGTATAAGAGTTTAACATTTTTACTTAACTTAAAACGCCAATTATAATATAAAAAAGTTGTTTATATTATAAATAAATGGATTTTATTTATTTATTACTTTGTGGAAGCGAATGGGAAGATATGATTATATTATTATCAAAGGAAGATGCTATAAATGGATCAATAAACTATCCAAATTCCAGAGTTGAAATTTTTAGTAAAAATAATAAATTTGGATATACACCTACTTATAATTATTACAAAAATGGAGAACTTATTCAAACTAATTAGATTACTTTGTTTGACTCATATTCTCACATTAATGAGAATCAATATATTTCATGACATTGTTGAGAGAAGCCTTTGCGGTGTTTAGTTCATTCAAGGTTTTAATAGCTTCAATGTTATCACTTGCATTGTCTGCATTTACATTGATGGATAATGTAGTCTTTAACATTAATGCATTAACATAATCGTCCATGTATAAAACAATATTTTCATAATCTTTCTTATAATCTTTATTTGTCATTAACAATACATCATTTTGCATTTGTGTTACCTTATTTTTTAATGAACTTGCGTAATCATTTGCAGAAGCACCGATTCCGTTTTTAGCTGAAGTGTCGGTTGGGTTTGTTAAACCTTCCATAACGCTCATGTGTAATTTTAATGATTTTGTTGCTAAAAATATTAAAAAACCAATTATAACAACAATGCCAATAATTTTAATGAAATCCTCTGTCATTTATATATTATACTTCTAGAAAACAATACCAAGAATTTCAACATTATTGTTTTAAATACTTAATAATGTTGGCAATAACAGTCTTGTTAATTTTGCGACTTTGTCCTTTAGCATTTACATAACTAATATCCTTTAAACATGCTTCATTTTCATTTATCTTTTCTAGCAAGTTTTTAACAGTCTTAAATTCTTTCATAACAGCAATTGCACTTGTTGAACTAATGCCGGGAATTTGACACAACATAATTTCACCAATATTTTCGGGCGTAATATTTTCTTTCTTGACCTTTTTAACAACTCCACAATAGTCGCTTGAAGACTGTTGTGGTTCTGCAGATTCTTCGTTAGATGTATCGGTTGATTGATTTGGAATATTTGAATAAAAAGCCTTTTTGTCAGGAGATTTGTGTAATTTATAAGCCATATTACATACCATTAATGCGGATTCCTCAATGTTCATACTTCTCAAAACTGAAAATCCTTTATAATAATTGAGAGATAACATAGCTGAGTATAAGCTAGTCTTATCAGTTCGGTCTTTGAAAGTATTTAATGAGTTAAGTCTATTCATGTCTCCTTCAATTAAATACATTATATTGTGATTATGATGAGGCAGACCATTTAATCTATATGACTGTTCTTCATATCTACCGTCTTTAATGCTTGAAGCCAAATCTCCTAAACTTTTTCTCTCTATGATTACTTTATCAAGACCGCTTTCACTCAATACAATATCTCCAATTGGTAAGGCCTCAACAACAATTTCCAATCCATTATACATAGGTCCAGTTTCAATAAAATGTTTGCACAGCCTTATTAACTCTTGTTCGCGGTTATCTACCCTAATCTTCATTTAATAACTTACTTAGTAAATAGTTATTAAATTATTTTTTAGTTATATTATTTTAGTCTCTAGATTTTTTACATCAAACCATGTATTCTTCCAAAGGTAGATCGTTTTAATTGAACCGGGTTTCTAGTAGTGTTTCTTAATGAAAATAATATTCCTCGTTGTAATTGAGGAGCTCGTTTCAAATAATTTCCCATATTTCCGCGTTGCCATGTTGGACCAAATGATACTATACCAGCCTTTTTGTCGCCGCCACAACTACCACCAGACGCACAGCCGCGATTTGTTAATGATTCAACATTTCTGCCTTGTTTTCCAAAATGATACATCATACCAGTCATTTTATAAAGGCTTAATATTATAAGATTTAAGAATAATATTAAGTATAGAGTTAAGAAACCAGAAAATGCTATTACATAATACCACGTCTGGCATAGACTTGGTATCTTGTGCCCTGTGTGGGGCGTCTGGTTGTGTTTAACAAGTCAAAGAGAAGATTGGGTTGTCTTTGAGGAGCTCTGTAGAATACGTGGGAACCCATGTTACCTTGGGGCCATGAAACGGAACCCCCGAAAACGCCTGCCTTTTTAACGCCACCAACGGAACCACCACTTTGCAATGTTCTGTTAGAGATAGCGTCAACATAACGGCCTCTGCCGAACTGTGTTTGCATTCCTACCATTTATATATACCCTAAACAAAATAATTTTGTTAAACCTGGTTAATATTTATATCCAAAAGATTTAAACACAATCCAAGATATTGTATAAATGGAAGATAAGACGACTGAAAAAAATATATTGCATGACGATGATATTGTCAAGGGAGAGGATGGACTAATTTTCAATCCATACAATCCCCTAAATGTGGAGATTACATTGAATGAAGTTCAATCTATTCTCACTAAATATGGCGTTCCAGGAATTGTAAAGAATGTTGAATTATATAAAAGAGCATTTGTGCATAGGTCTTATACTAAACGGCCTCAACTTGAGAATGCATTGCAAAATATCACTATAGTTGAACGTCCTTCAGATTGCATGCCTTTAAAAACAAAGTCAAATGAGCGACTAGAGTTCTTAGGTGACGGTATTCTTGAGTTGGTTACTAAATATTATTTGTATCGCAGATTTCCTAAAGAGAATGAGGGATTTATGACAGAAAAAAAGATTGCTATTGTAAAAAATGAAGCTATTGGAAAAATTGCGATGGAAATGCATCTTAATAAATGGCTGATTCTGTCAAAACACGCCGAAGAAAAGAAAATTAGAACAAACTTAAAGAAGCTAGGATGTTTGTTTGAGTCTTTTTTAGGGGCATTGTTTTTAGATTTTAATAAAATTAGCGTAAAGGATGAAGAAGGATGGTTTCAAAATGTATTTGTTACCGGTCCTGGATTTCAAATAGCCCAAAAGTTTGTTGAGAACATTTTTGAAAAACACATAGATTGGATTGCACTTATTCAGAATGATGACAATTATAAGAATATTTTGCAAGTAAAGATTCAAAAAGAATTTAAAGTAACTCCACATTACTTGGAGATTGAGCACGATTTAGAGAATGGTTATAGAATGGGAGTTTATCTTTGTATTGGACAACCAATTCATGCAGTAAGCATAAACAATGCAACTCACATTGACCATGTAAAGACATTCAAGGAAATTCAAGAATGGATTGTTAAATTTGGAAAGGTCTTAATTTTTCTGGGCGAAGGCCAACATAAAATTAAAAGGAAGGCCGAACAAATAGCTTGCAATGAAGCACTGCAGAAAATTAACAGTTATTCTGCTTAAACTTTTATATAATTAATATATATTTAGTATATAAGCACCATGAATCCTTTAGAGTTATTAAAAGAAAAATTAAGAGTTAAACCAATTATAGAAGAGAAACAAAAGGTATATGTTGCAATTCCTGTAGCAAATGCTCCTGAAAAGATTGAAGTAAGCAAAATTAAATTGGTTGATGAACGAGACAAAGATACTGGTTTTAGTAGAAGAGATTTGTTGCAAAGAATGAAAGAAAATAAAATGACGGCTGTTTTAGTAAAACCAAATGTCAAAGAAATTGTTGCTGAAGTTCAAGAGCCTGTTTTGGAAAAGAAAAAAGTAAAAAAATTACCCAAAAAATTATTATTTAAGTTAGAAGAAGATGAAAAAGAAGTACAAGAAGAAGAAAAACTTGGAGAAGAAGAACAAGTAGCACCAATTGTAGAAGAACCTAAAAAACGAAGAACAAAACGACCAGTAAAAGGTGTCTCTCTAATTCCACCAGAAGAATGGGTTGACATTGATAAGATTGAGACGATTTCTAGACTTCCTCCAAAGAAGCCTCATGTAAATATAAAAGTTTCCAGTTATTTTATGAATAACAGAGAGAAATTTGTTAATTTTATAAATTCATTGTTTGGAACTTATCGTGACACTGTAATGGATGACTCTTCTCAGATATCTTGTGATAGTATTGGTCAAGATAGTGCCGGCGAATTTTCTCTCTTAACTCATCAAAACTTAGTTCGTGATTATTTGAATTTATACACTCCTTATCGTGGTTTATTACTATTTCATGGTCTAGGGGCAGGTAAAACCTGCACATCTATTGCCATTGCTGAAGGGTTTAAGAGCAAAAAGAAAATTATTGTTATGACTCCTGCGTCTTTGAGAAGAAACTATATGGAAGAATTAAAGAAATGCGGGGATTCTATTTATAAGAAAAATCAATTTTGGCAATGGGTATCAACTAGAGACCATCCAGAAGCTATTGAAACACTTTCAAGTGTGTTAAATCTTTCAGTTGAATATATTAATAAAAAAAAAGGTGCTTGGCTTGTAAACACAACAAAACCTAGCAATTATGATACGCTGGAACCTCAAGAAATTAAAAGTTTAGACGATCAAATAGATGAAATGATACAACACAAATACAAATTTATTAATTATAACGGGTTACGCAGAGATAAATTGAGAGATATGACAAATAATTTTGAAACAAATATTTTTGATGATAATGTTGTTGTTATTGATGAGGCTCACAACTTTATTAGCAGAATTGTCAATAAGATTTCAAAAGAAAAAGAAGTTCCTGTTGATAAACATGGGAAGAAAGAGAGAGTTCCTTATTCCCTGGCACTTATTTTATATGAGCTTTTGTTAAGTGCCAAAAATGCCCGCATTATTTTGTTATCTGGAACTCCTATAATTAATTATCCCAATGAAATTGGAATACTTTTTAATATTTTGCGAGGGTACATCAAGACTTGGGAGATTCCCTTGGACATCCGTTCAGGACAATCTGTGACTAAAGAGAAGCTACAAGAAATATTCACGAGAGAAAAAGTTTTAGATTATCTTGATTATTCCAAGGATAAAGTAATCACTATAACAAGAAATCCATTTGGGTTTGAGAATAAATACAAGGAAGAAACTGGTTATCATGGAGTTACAAACAAACCAATAACAATCAAGGAAACTGGAGATAAAATGCATTTACAAGAGAGAGGAACAATTAGTGACATGGATTTTGAAAAGAGAATAATAAGTATTTTGGAGAGCAATAAAATAGGCGTAAATACCTCTGGAATTCAAATTAAACTTAACAAAGCACTACCAGATAAGTTTGACGATTTTGCTGAATTATTTTTAAATACGGAGAATGGAAATACAAAAAATATGGATTTATTTAAACGGCGCATTATTGGGTTAACATCATATTTCAGGAGTGCTCAAGAATCTCTTATGCCACGATATGAAAAACTAGTAGATTTTCACGTTATTAAAATACCAATGAGTGCATATCAATTTACGGTTTATGAAAATGCTCGCTCTTTAGAGAGAAAACAAGAAACAAGCACAAAACAGAAAAAGGGCGTTATTGATGAAAATGGAATTTATAAGGATCCAACATCAACCTATCGCATTTTCTCTCGGTTATATTGCAACTTTGTTATGCCCAAGCCTCCTGGGAGACCTTTGCCAAAAGAAGATAGAGAAGAAGACACTCAACAGTTGGAAAATATATATGAGGAGGCTTTAAAAGAAACATCTAAAAAAGGAGCAAACGATTTGGAAGGTGACGCTTGGGATGGTGAACTTGAAGGAGACGAGGTTATTGAAAAATTGGCAGACGCAACATATGAAAAAAGAATCCAGCGTGCTATTGAATTTTTAAAAGCAAATGAAAACACTGTTTTAACACCCAGAGGATTAGAGGAATATAGTCCAAAATATCTTAATATCTTGGAGAACATTCAAGACCCTCAGCATCTCGGGTTGCATTTAGTTTATAGTCAATTTAGAACCTTGGAAGGCATCGGTATCTTTAAAATGGTTTTAGAAGCAAATGGATTTACACAATTCAAAATTAAAAAAGATTCCAGTGGAGTTTGGGACTTGGATATTAGTGAAGAAAATATGGGAAAACCAACATTTGCATTATATACTGGTACTGAATCTTCTGAAGAAAAAGAATTAATTCGTAATATATACAATAGTAACTGGGACACTAAATCTCCAATAACTGCAAAACTAAAAGAAATTGCACACAACAACCATATGGGTGAAATTATAAAAGTGTTAATGATTACTGCATCTGGATCAGAAGGAATTAATTTGCGAAGCACTAGATATGTTCACATTATGGAACCCTATTGGAATCCAGCACGCATTGACCAAGTTGTAGGAAGAGCACGAAGAATTTGCAGTCATAAAGATTTGCCAGAAGCACTACAAACAGTTGAAGTTTATTTATATTTAATGACTTTTTCTAAAGAACAATTAGACCCCAAGAATGATGCTGCAATTGAATTGAAAAGAAAAGACAAAAGTAAAAGAAAATATAAAATTCCAGTTGAAGGAAAAGACGAGAAGGATTGGAAAGAAGACAATATTCCTTTAACTAGTGACGAGGCTTTATTTGAAATTTCAACTATTAAAGACGAGGTAAGTTTTAAGTTAATTACGGCTATAAAAGAAGCATCAATTGATTGTGCAGTTTACACAAAGAGAGGGTCAAAAGAACAATTAAATTGCTTGCAATTTGGTGAGCCGTCTTCAACATCTTTCTCATATATTCCAAATTATAAAAAGCAGGAACCAGATTCTACAACTAAAATTAACAAAAAGACCATTGAATGGCGAGGAAAGCCTTATGAATTCCGTGGTAAAAAATATATTTATCGTAAGATAGATAGCAATAATGGAAAGTTATATGATTGGGATAGTTATTACAGAGCTTTGGAGAATCCTCAAATAGATCCAATTTTGATTGCAGAAGTAGAACAAACGCCTAAAGGAGTTAAGATAAAGATGGTGTAGATTCATATTGTATTTTTATTTTATACAATATAAACTTATGCAGCACTATACACATTTCTTGTAAACAAACAAGTAACAATAATAAAGAACATCATTGTGAATTTTCTAAATTTTTTGTATTTTTCAAAGTATTCCGACCTAGATGAAAACTTGTATAATTTTTTAATCCTGTTTATTTCAGTCTCTTTAGTTTTATTATAAACATATGCTACACCAGATAAAATTGTTAAAAACATCATTTCTGATGGGTTAAATAAGTTGTGTGTGTGTATATTGTAATTAAGTTCTGATATAAATACATCTAAATTGAACAACTCTTTATAAGATATCTTTGCAAAAGCAGAAACTGATGCCAATTGAGTTTGGTCGTCTTTTATTTTTTTACACAGAGGAGTTGTGCATGGGCTCATAGCATATTCTCTAGGGGATGCTGCTGGGGTTTCTATGAAATTTTTATTAAACCCGATTGGGCTGTATTGTGTAAGTGGAATAGTCTCCCAACTTACTTCTCCAGAGTCCCAGTGTTCATCCTCTAAATATAGTCTGGTTTTTGCAATATTTTTTCCTGGACTTTGCACAAATGCAGTGATTGGAGCAATAAGTGCAATAATCTTAAATATCCTTATTAGAGCCATTGTTCTTTATATGTATTCTCCATATTATTGTTTGTTGCTGGTTCAATTTTATTTTTTAATAATTCTAATATCTTATCCATCTTATCTTCTAGATTAACAATCTTCTCTCCCATATTTTTTATTTCCTTTTTAAGCTCAACTGTTTCCAAATTTTCTTCTTTTATTTGTTTTAAACGAGAGAAAATGTTGGGGGTTCCAGATGATATTTCATTTATTTCTAAACTTATTTCATCAACTTCATATTCTTGGTTCTCCCCCCATGATATTTGTTTTTTAGTACTAGGAGCAACCGGCAACTCTTCTCCTATTTGAATAAACTTTGGAGTAGATTGATTGTATTGATATTGTTTTTGTTTTTCTTCTAGCTGTGATGCATTTTGTTGTTTTTGTTGAACTTTTTCTACTTTTACAGAAGTTTCTGCAGGTTTTAACCATTTTTCAACATCTTCTTTATTTGTGGTCTTGTGAATTGTTTCTACATCAAAATTTCTCTGAGCTAATGTTCTTGCTATTAATTCACCCATGGCTCCACCAATGGGTTCATCCCTTGAACTATCGCTAAATTTTGGAGCTTCTGGAACAGGAACAGTCATTAAATTCATAAAATCATTCTTCTTTTCAGCCAGACCCTTTTCAAATGCACTGAGTCTCTCAGCTTGTATATCTTCCGCTTTAAAAAGTTGTTTAGTTGGAGCTTGTTGCGGCATCTGTCGTTGTTGAGGTTGAGAATTAAAACTATTCATAATTAGACTAATAAATTTTTTATTCATTTCCATTAAATTTTGTGGTACATTTTTCTCTCTTTCAAAGAATAACCGGGCTTGATTTATAAAGAATCCCCTTGCATTAGTAAACTGTTCTTGAGAGTTAAGCCGAGGTTTTATATCATCCAATACAATTTCCCAAATCATTTCTATATTTTCGGTTGTAATAAAGTCAATATTTACCTGTCTTGATGACATATAAATAATATTCGCAAATATTATTTATATGTTTTTATGACTTACTTATTTAAAATTGAATAAATCATAATTTATGGCATAGAAAAAGTCGTTTTTCTATATACTCCATTTTTAGCCCACATATCAAACGAATAATCAACCCTTTCTTCATTAGAACTATAAGCAATATATGGGTTTAAATGTGGTTTTTCATAATTTCTCAGAGGTATAGTGCACCAAGTTGATTTTTTATTATTATAAACAGTAGTTCTACCTTCTTTTATTTGAGGTCGCTTTATTAATAACCTATAGGATTCCTTGTATAGTTCTTGATTTAATTTATGAATAATGTGAATATTCCCATTGCGAACAATAATATTTTTGTCAAACGATAATATGTAACGCACGCACTCTTCTGGAAGATATTTGGTTAAAAAATATATATTCATTTTAAATATATAATAATGAAATTATTTCTTTAAATTTATTAACTTATAAATCCTTATTAAAATAAACTTTTCTGAATTGTTGCATGTACTTATCATCTAAAACATGAGATTTAAAATATTTGCTATCGTGTCTGTCTTCTAACATGTGTGCAATAAAATATAAGGAATATATGCCGCATTCAGTATCACCATATTGATGTTCAACTGGGTAATTCTGGTCAAACTTAAACTTAATGGGTAGTTTTAATTGTTTTCCTTGTTTAATAATACGATTCACTAATTTCATAACTTGTCGTGGAGCTTTATCGCCCGCACTGTCAAAGAAAAATATCTCTCCCTTTTTAATATTAATAAACATGGATACCCAATGAGATCCGCCCTTATAGTGGGGGTCTAAATTGAATATAATACCAATCTTAAATCTACCATTTTTAATTTCTTCTTCCAAGTTAAAATGACACAATTCTTCCCAGACGCATTCTCCATATAATTTGTGCGTATCAAAATCAATTGGAGACGGGCCAATAAAATCAAAACACTTGTATTTTTCTTCATATTGTTTCATAACTTCCAATATATCAACACTAGATAACCATTCATTTGGATTTTTGCTCCATTCTTTTGGGGAGACAGGAGCATAAGACTCTTCCAATTCTTTATTAAGTTTTCCATTTACAAATTTTTGCTTTAACCAACACGATTCTTTGTTGCAAACCCCCTTTAGCTTAGAATTTAACGCAGTCCATATTTCTTTTGAGTCGTTAGTGTCAACTTTTGATTCAGGATGACGAGCATTCCATAATTCTTTTAATTTATACAATGTTTCGTCTTCTAAACATGTATAACCCTTTCCAGCGGTTTTTGGACTACATCGTAATTTAACGGATTCAAACTTTTTAATCATTTTTTCTCTAAATATGTGATTTCTTCTAGTTACATGTGATTTGGATTTCTGTTGTTTTTTTATTGTTTGTTGTTTGTTCTGTTTTTTTTGCATTGTTTTTTTCATGGGTTTCCTCATATTTATTATTGATATTATTCTTTTTGCTAATACCTTTATTTTTCAGATTTGGGTCTTTCAAATTTATGTCCTTTTGTAGTGGAATTATAGTTTTTTTTTCAAGTTTAGCTGTTGTTCTTTTAACAAGTTTTTCTAATGCATTTGGTTCAGTAATTTTAATAGAACGCATCATTAACATGCTTTCTTCAACTGCATTGTATGATGGGTCGGCTGAAAGCTTGTTTAGAGAGTCCTCATTAATTCCAAGATAATCTTCCTGAATAATGTCAGATTTATCTAAAACCTTGAAATATTCAATGCAAACTCTAGCATAAGAATCAAATGCACTTCCAACATCTGGATACATTGTTTCTGGTTTTTCGTTATTTAACAACCTTTTTGTTAGGTCAAATATGCGTTTCTTGTAAAATTTCTTGTCTTTGCGAATAGAATCTTTTTTTGCAGGTGTGTTTTGACCTAGATGTTTTGCGTATTGTTGTTTATTCATTAAACACTCAAGAGTTATTTCGGTAATTAATTGGTCGTCCATTTTATATCTTACCTATATCTTTAAAATTTAGATAAAACACAATTTACTAAAAGTTAATTTATAATTTTATATGTGGGTATATTAGATGAGTTTCTCTGGTTTTACCACATATCAAGTTACTTTGTTTACAATCGTTACTATTATAGTAATTGTTACATTTATTGTTATTGTTGCAAGTTATAGCAAACCGGGTTCATTTATAGACAGATTAACGAGTAAAATCCCTACAATTTCAACATTTATTATTGCTTTAGGTATTATTATTACATATCAAATATTTACGGTAAACTACTTATCAGTGAAAAGAGATTCAACTTACAAAATAGTAGATCGTGCATTTAATAGTATTTTAAAAGCATTTGACGACTATTATGATAAGGCTCCAGAATTTATTGACTCTATGTTTTATCCATGGCAAAAACGACAATTGCCAAATTATAAGCCAGTTCATGAAAAAAATAATGAAGACAATGATAGGTGGACATCTATTTTATACATATCAACTTTAATATTCCAGAGTTGGGAAGATTTTTTGACTGATTTAGAGAGTTGGAGAGAGGTTCAATTGAGCGTTGATTATATAGAAGATGATGAGAGGTCTTGGTTGGCTATATTTTTGGGATGGGCTCAATCTAAGGAACTACAAGAGGTTTTTCCTATGGTGGAATTGCAATATGGAGAGGCAACAATTGAATTATCTTATTTAATGTTTGAGTATGCTAATAAATATCCAGTTAAAAATATGGAAGAATTGCAAGACCTTACTGGAAAAATATACAATGATCCCAGATATTTAAGAATTAAAGAAGTGTTAAATTACTTGTAAAAAAATTGATTTAATTAAATTGAACTTAAAGCTTTTTAAATTCAATTGCAAAACATTATGAACCTATTCATTCTCTCTCTTAACTTTCAAGAATGTGCAGAATTCATGTTTGACAAACACGTTTCAAAAATTATTTTGGAAGCTGTACAAATGTTGTGCACAGCTGTTCAAATTATTGACACTGATAATGTTGTCGGAAAGAAAATTAAACTTTATAAAATAGCTCACAAAAATCATCCAGTAACCATTTGGATGCGAACATCACTGGAAAATTATATGTGGACGCTTGATTTGGTTGATGCAATGCACAATGAATGGAAATACAGATACGACCATCCACCAAACAAAATGCACCAGTCTTATATTGTAGCCAAATTCTTGAGAGAATATGCTCCATCAGCAGACAAATTTCCCCAGAAAGGATTAACTCCATTTGCTCAAGCTATGCCAGTTGAATGTAAATGTGCCGATGCTATTGAAGCTTATCGCAAATATTATCAAACTCCCGATAAGCAAAAGATTGCCACATGGAAAAAGAGAGAAAAACCTTCGTGGTATAAAAAAAATATAACTTGAAAAACATGTTATATTTTGCATTTATTCTGGTATCTATTTTGCATTTATTTTTTATTTTGCTTTGGGCCCATGTTGCATGGAGTTGGGGTGTGGTCATTTCCTAAGTTTCTAATCTCTTGGCGAGTGCAATTTTGGAATAAACCTTGACCAACATTCTCAGGATTAGGGTTAAATGAATTAAAGTGTTCATTTTGGAATAATCCTGGAAAGGGTTGCTGCATAGTATTAGTTGGTTTAAAACCAAACTTGTATAAATCACTGTTTGCGTTTGGAACATATACAGCTTGACTACACGCCTGAAGTGCAAAAACCTGGTTTCTTAACTCTGATTCAGTGTTTATATTTGTAGCAAATCCTGACCAAGGAGATTGGGTATTGCCAGGATTAAAAACCTCTTCAGAATTGTAAACTGGTTGCTGAACAAGTGGTGTCTTAATGGGAGCTCTTGGGTCAACAATTGGCATGATAGAATACTTTGTCATCACTGGCCTAACACTTAAATAAGGTTGAAGCATATGAGACGGGATGTTTCTATCATAGATTCTTGTATTTATAGAATTAGTTATTTGTGAAGCACATTCTCTAAAACCTTGTGTTGTCATTATTAATATACTGGAATATAATTTATTTTATAACACTTTTCTAAATTGAATAAAACCCATATAAAGATTGTTGACTTTATTTAATAAGCTAACTGTATGTGTGGAATATTTGCATTATTAAATAATGACTTTTTTTTTAAAAAAGAATTTATTAAACAGCAATTCATGAAGGGTCAAGGTCGTGGTCCAGAATTTTCTAAATTAGATAATTTCACATTATTGTGCTTACTCGGGTTTCATCGCTTAGCCATTAATGGTCTTAATGATTTCTCTAATCAACCCATTATAATTGGTGACATGGCTTTAATTTGCAATGGCGAAATTTATAACTATAAAGAACTTTATAAAATGATGGGAATAACTCCTGTTACTCAATCAGATTGCGAAGTTATTATTCATCTTTATAAAAGATATGGAATGAAACAAACCTTGCAAATGTTGGATGGTGTATTTGCCTTTGTATTGTGCGATCGCAGTTTAAACGATCCAACTGCAAAAATTTATGTTGCTAGAGACCCTTACGGAGTTAGACCATTGTATGTATTAAAACCAAAAAATCCAACCGTAGAAGACAAAAAGGATATATATAGTTATGCATCTGAGTTGAAGGTTTTGTCTGAATTTGCTAAACAGTTACCAAATCACGTGGTTGAGCAGTTTATGCCAGGAACTTATTCTAAAATTATTATGAAGTTTAAAGTTTCACCAAAATGGGAACTGAAAAAAGAGCACTGCTGTTACCATTCAACTGGGTTTTCTAGCATTATTAATGAATCGCAATATGATCTTGGCCGGGTGTTAAAAAATATTCAACATTATTTGTACGAAGCAGTAAAGAAAAGAGTATTGGTTACTGAACGCCCCATTGCTTGTTTATTGTCGGGTGGACTGGATAGCAGCTTAATTACAGCACTTGTTAATGAGTGTCACAAACAAAAGTCAGATATACCCTTAGAAACATTCAGTATTGGATTGTCGGGTTCAGAAGACCTCAAGTATGCTCGCATTGTTGCTGATTATTTGGGAACAAATCACACCGAAATTTTGCTTACTGAACAAGATTTTATTGAAGCAATACCCGAGGTAATTCGTACAATTGAAAGTTATGACACAACTACAGTAAGAGCTAGCATTGGAAATTATTTATTGGGAAAATACATCTCTGAAAATAGTGACGCCAAGGTAATTTTCAACGGAGATGGTTCTGATGAATTGTGTGGTGGTTACTTGTACATGCATGCCGCTCCAGATGCAATTGAATTTGATAAGGAGTGCCGAAGATTGTTGAAGGATATACATGCATTTGATGTTTTGCGGTCAGATAAGTGTATATCGTCTCATGGGTTGGAGCCTAGAACACCATTTTTGGACAGAACTTGGGTCCAACAATACTTGAGCATTCATCCTTCACACCGGTTTCATCCTGGAAATAAAAAATGTGAAAAATTTTTATTAAGGACTGCGTTTAGCGAAGACAACTATTTGGATTCAAATGGAAGTGCACTACTACCACAGTGCGTTTTGTGGAGAACTAAGGAGGCATTTAGTGATGGTGTTAGTAAAACAACCAGGTCATTATACGAAATCATTCAAGAAAATGTTGAATCTCCGGCAAAAAATTTTAATGTAAAGTATGAGCATAATAACCCAGATACGGATGAAAAGAATTATTATCGCAGTATATTTGAAAGTTATTATCCTGGGCTAGGAGCCGTAGTCCCATATTTTTGGATGCCGCGTTACGTAGAAGCAAAAGATGCAAGTGCAAGAACTTTAAAAATATACAATGAAGTTAAAACTGAAACAAGTTAATTCAATTTTACAGTTAAACTTTGAAATATTTAATTCTTATTCGTGTATACAAAATAAGAATATGTTATCAAAATAAGTAACCCAATAGGTAAAAATAGTGGTTCATAATAGTTTAAATAAGTCCATATCACTACAAATATAACTGGAAATATATTACCACGAGGTATCATTTTATAGCAGTCGGATGTTCTAAAATAAATCCAAAATCCGGAACAAATTACGGCAATAATTACTTTGCTACGGTAAGTTAAATAATTATCTAATATCATATTATACTATGTTTACAAAATTATATTTAGACACAACAAATCCCAAACTTCCTTTCTCTCATCTCTTTGAGGGAAAAATATTCGGTCCAATGACAGTTTCTATCCTTTTACATACTATTGTTTACACTTTATTTTTTAATATAATAAGCTGGGTATTCTATGGAAAATTTTTATCAAATATAATAAATTTAAGACTTGTATCATCTTTAATTCCAATTATGTTTTTTGGGTTTATAGGAAGATTTATTCATGTGAAAGATATTTATAAAGGATATAATGGAAATGTGGAAAAAACAAGAGAATATATAGACAAACACTATATTTCTTGGATATTTATTTCATAGCTCATCTTGCCAAATTTTGGGAATAGTATAAAATAAAATAAAAATTGTGCGTTTATTTTATTCACTAGATATAGTAAGATATGTCAATACAAAAAAATTTATATAAATTCCAAGATTTTTGGTTTAATATTTTTATTATAACTACATATGCATTGTATATATTATTTGCGGTTGGTCTCGTTAAAAGTGCACCACAATATTTAGAAAAACTTGACTATTATGTTAAAATCTATATAAGTTTATTTTTATTATGGAGATTTAATCCCTTCACAAGAATACATTTTACCGATTTAGATAGAAAGATAGCATTTACAGCTGGTGTATTTTTATTTACTACAAGTGCAATCAATCAAATACTTATAAAATATTTGAGTAATGCTAAAGATGTTGTTCAACAAAATATAGGTATTGGTTTTAATTTTTTCAAGCCTCAATAATAAATTTATCTATTTTTTCTTGTTTTTGCCCGATATGTCTTATTCTTTAAAGTCCGTTTATTTCCAGATGGTGGAGAATTCTGTCTTTTTTTATTAAAAAATGATTGTAAATGGACCATTGTTTTTTTTGTAATAATTTTATCTATTTCATATTCATCTTTGCTTTTTTCCATACAAACAAATTCATAATTGTTCATATTTGTTTTCATAAAATCAGAAAAATCTTTTTCTGATTGTGAACCAGAAATGAGTTTTTTTGAAATATCATTATGAAGGAATCTGTGAATCATTAAGTCAAAATGTAAATCATGTGTATATGGTTTAATTTTAATATAATAAACATTATCAGCGTTCATTTCAGGGTAATATGTGTCATCTAAATAGCAGACATCTATATTTTCTGGTAATTTTGAACATCGCATAAAGTCTTTTATTGTTTTATCGTGCGTCCTTCGGCAAAATTCAACTATTTTTCCATTTACTTTAAATGCAGCAATAATGTGGTTAAATAATTTATATTTTAATTTATTTTCAAAATAATTTTTAACAAATTGTGCCCATTCTTTAGGGCCTTGATTGTTGGTATAAATCATAACGCTTTGACATTGTTTTGTTTGTTTTTTAACCTTTATATAATTCAGTATTGACATAATATTCGGGCGAATAAATTCAGGAAATATATCTAGAACATCATTAAAATATTCTTGTGTAAATGTTGTTTTTATGTCTATATTAATACTTTTTGCATAATTGTGTAATGAATCCCAAAATATTCCCAATTCTACAAAATATCCAAGGGTTTCATCAAGATCAAGTACAACTATTTTTTGTTTATTAGATGGCATCTAAAATACTTGTATATTTTAAATATTAATAAAATAGTTATTTATTAAAAATTATTTTATTAAACAACATTATTACAGTATAGAATGTTATCTGGAATGGTTGGTGCAAAAATTGTATATTCTGCACAAGATATTAAAGACGCTATTGAAGCAAAAACTAATATATTAAAACTTCAGCTTAAGAGGGTTCATGATTATAAGACAAATAAAAAATCGGAATACAATAGTGTAATTCCCTTAAAAATATATCAAACCTGGCACACTAAAGAGTTGCCAGAAAAAATGAAACTTGCCGTTGATAGAATGAAAAAGCGTCATCCTAGGTTTGAACATTTTTTGTTTGATGATGACGATTGTAGGAATTTTATTGCAGAAAATTTTGATGGGAATGTATTAAATGCATTTGACAATATAATTCCTGGAGCATATAAAGCTGATTTATGGAGATATTGCGTATTGTATATTAATGGTGGGATATACTTGGATATCAAATATAATTGCATTAACACGTTTCATTTTATTGAGTTAACTGAGAAAGAACATTGGGTTTTTGATATTGGTAAACATAATATTTATAATGCTTTAATAGCTGTTAAACCAAAGAATGAAGTATGTTTTAAGTGCATAAACCAAATTGTTGCAAATGTAAACAATAAATATTATGGAGAAAGCTGTATTGACCCAACGGGTCCTGGATTAGTAGCTAGATTTATAGGAGATGTACAGAGAAGAGAAATAGATCTTGAACACATTTATAACATTCCAACTAATGAAAAATTTATTCTTTATAAAAATGTTGCAGTTTTAAAAATGTATAATGGATATTATGGAGAACAAGATAAGAATAAAAAAATTATTCATTATTCAAAATTGTGGGATTATAGAAGGATTTATAAATAAAATAAAAATTCTAACTTATAGATTAAATTACATCAATCTTTTAAATCTATCATGCGTCCAACCATCTGGGTCTCTTCCTGCAAATAAATGATGAATCATTGTTTCGTGAAACCGCTCTGACATAAAACATATCATTGTTGGGTTTTTGTAACGATAATAATTTTTTTTATCATTAAATGTTGGCATTTCATTTTCATTCAAATATTTTTCAATTCCATCAGTAAAGACACCGGGGCCAGTTAAATAATGAATTACATGTTCTCCTTTAATTTCAGGGATTGTTAGAATTCTTTTAATTGCTAATTCAATGATAGATTTTAGCAATGGAGAATTAGCTGGTGCTGCAAAAGTCCATTGACATAAATGTAGATGGTCATCTTCCGGAGCACAAACAAGCTGCGTTTCATATAAAGTGAACATATTTGGGTCACACAAACAGACGGAATCTGCATCTGCATATATTCCACCGTATTTATATATAACACAATATCTCCATAAATCGGCTTTCATTACAGGAAGTGGAACTCTATTATAAGCTTCATATATTTCCTCACCAAATTCTTCAACCATTTCGGTTTTCATGAATTCATCACACATTTCATTTGTGTAAAAATGGTATCCAAAATCTGGTACAAATCTTCTCCAAGAGTTCAATGCATTTTGTAGTTTAGGTTTGATCTGAATGTATTGAATGGATTTGTGCGTTTGAAATATTCGCTTTGGTATGTTACTTTTATTGAGGTATTCATTTGTTTCAGTTGCAACATTTTGCTCTGTATTTAGCTGTTCTTCCTTTTCTGTTATAACAAAGTCCATTATATTTTTAATTTAGCTATTAATTTTAATTTTTAAACTACAAAAATAATATTTACATAGTCTAAACTAGATGTCTTATAAAATAACAAATTCTGATTATTCAAAAATACTTGCATATTATGGATTAGAAGTTCCTAAAAAAGGAACACACTTAAAAGAAGTTGCTGAAAATATTTTATCAAAAAAATTGTGTTCTTGTATTAAAAAGGTGGGGCCAAGTGCAAAAGATGAACAAAAAGCCATAGGAGTCTGTACAAAAACTGTGTTAAATAGAAAAGGGTTTTCTCGTGGAAATTTTAAGTGCAAGAATGGTAGAAAACTTGAGTTAAAAAAGACGGCAAAAAAAATAACGATTGGAAAGAAAAAAACCCAAAAACGTCGTTAGCTGAGAAATATTATTATCTATTATATTTATATGTCAGTGCATAATAAATATGATATTATTATTATAGGAGGCGGAATTTCTGGGCTTTATAGTGCTTATAAGATTCTAAAGATGGCTCCAGAAACAAAGTTATTAGTTCTTGAAGGTCATAAAAAACAGTGGCTTGGTGGAAGATTAGGGAATGAAATGTTTCAAGGAACTCAGGTGGTAACAGGTGCGGGGGTAGGTCGCAAAGAAAAGGATTATTTATTAATAGACTTATTAAGAGAATTAAAAGTGCCGTACAATGAGTTTCAGGTTGCACCTCACCCGGCCGACACAATTTATCCACCATGCAATGTCAAAAAGCTAATTAATATATTAAAAAAACAATTTAAAGAAAAGTCCGCCCATTCGCCTGTTAAAAAAACATTTAAACAATTTGCATTACCTATTTTGGGTTCAGAGTTATATAAGAATCTTACTGTTTGCTTAGGATATACTGATTATGAAAATGAAGATGTTTATGATACTCTTTACAATTATGGACTTGAAGACAATTTTGATACATGGACCGCCCTTCATATACCATGGAAACTATTAATTGAAACAATTGCCAAAAAAATTGGCTATAAACACATTCACTGTTCTAGCTATGTAACTAATGTAGAAGAAACATCGCCGTGCAATTTCATTGTTCACACCGAAAAAGGTACTTCTTATTTATGCAACAAAGTCATTTTGGCAACTACTATTAGCAGTGTTAAAAAACTACTTCCCAATGATCCTATTTATCAACAGATTCATGGACAAAACTTCTTGCGTTTATATGGCAAATTCACCAAATCGTCTTCTGAAATTATGAAACAATATGTTCCAGGGTATACTATTGTTCCAGGACCTCTTAAAAAAATAATTCCCATGAACCCAGATAAAGGCGTGTATATGATTGCTTACTCTGACAACGAAGATGCAAAGTATTTAAACGATAGGTTAACAAATACTCAAAAAAATAGAGACTATTTTTGTGAATTATTGGAAGAAGCACTTGGAATTCCTAAGGGGGCACTTAATTTAATTGCAATTAAAGATTATTATTGGCCAATTGGCACTCATTATTATGAACCACTTCATGGTTCTTTTAAAAACCGCAAAGATTTTATTAAAAAAGCACAAATCCCAATGCCAGGAATTCTTGTTGTTGGAGAAATGATTAGCATGAATCAAGGATGGACTCAAGGTGCTCTTGAAAGTGTTGAAGCGGTTGTAACTAAAAAATGGGTTGATATGAGTTGTTAAAGATCCATAATTGCGTAATAACCATGATAACCAATTGACGCAAACCCTAACATTAATAAAAATTCATATGCTTGTCTAGGCGTTAGTTGCTTGTTATAACCAATGTAAATTAATAGAGGTCCAACTACAAATATATGAAATAAATTGACCCATGGATT